TGAGATCACCCGCATTTGTTGGTGTCCAGTGTTGACCCATTCCGACTAATTGGTTGTGAATTTCATCACGGCGTTCTTGTGGGATATAAGGCATTATGCAGCATCCTTTTCAATATCAGCAATCATTTGCTTTTTAGTTTCTTCAATACGCAAAGCCATCTTTGCGCCTATAACCAAATCAGAAGTTGGCAACCAATGGAATTTTGGATAGTGAGTAAACGCAACATCCGAAATCTTGTTTGGTTGAATTGTTTTGCATGAGCCAACAGCATAGACAGATTTGCCAAAGCCATAAGCCATTCCAAGTTCAACGAGTGCGCCTCGCTGTTCTTCGTTCATATCTTCGCAATAGAGTAATACGAAATCAGAATCGCGAACATCTTCAAAGCAAAGAGTCCAAAGCTGATCCTTGTGATTCTGGACGATATCACAATCATCAGTTAAATCTATCCAACGAGCCTTAACAGGAAAGCCAAGGTTGTCGCGAAGGTTTTGGAATTTTGTTTGATGCCAGACCTTGCCAGCGGTGTAAAAAGTTGTATTCATGGTTTTATTCCTTTTCATTGTTTCTTTCTTATATATTATATATAAGCATTGTTAAGGTAAAAATCAAGGGGCAAAGTGAAAATAGTTTTGTTTGTTATCAATGGGTTATCATTTTTATTTGTCAACGAAATCAATGGCTTAGGGCAAAACGGCCGGCGCCTGCTAACCCCTTGTAATGGTTAGCAGAAACGGGTTTTAGATCAATCCGTAAAAGATTGATCCAATGGTATAGAAAAGCCAAGTGCAAACCGCTGCCCACGCTGCGGTTGCCTTTGGATATAGAGACCAGCTAAGTTTGAGATGTTCCATTATGAAAGTTCCTTATAATCCATCATTGCAAAAATAAATCCGAGAGCTGACCAAAAGATTGTTAGGATGCCGATAAAGCAAACGCCTAGCATAATCCAGAAGCCAAGTTCCTGATGCGGCAGATGTGACATGCCAAACGCTGATCCAGATAGTAACAGAATTGCTTTAGCAAAAAGAGCAGCGAAAAGAATTGCTTTTACCTTGGCAGTTTTACGATGATTGATAAACATTAGTTTGATCCTCCAAAAATTTCGTCAAATGATTGTCCGAACATGAAGTTGTCTTTGACTTCCTGTTCCATTGCAGCAAGTTCCTCGCTAGACATTTCGCGAGTCATTGCGTCCATTTCTTTTTCTAGCATTTCTAAATCGAAGTCCATTTTATTTCCTTTCATTATCTTATATATAATATATAAGCCTTTTAGTCGCATAAATCAAGAGGTAAAGTAAAAATAGTTTCTAATGAAATCAATGAGTTGTCATTTTTATTTGTTAATGTTATCAACGGGTTAAGCAACCTTTTCAGCAATTTTTTCTGGATGAATAACAGCAATTCCAAGCTTGCGAAGCGAAGTGCGAACTGAAGCTGCATCGTCAAACATAACCTTGTTTGCTTTTGCAAATTGCTTTAGCGACAAAAAGCTTTTAAGCTGTTTAGCTTTTAATTCGCCGTCTGGCGTATTGTTGCCAGCTGGTCTAGAGATAATCTTATCAGGGCAGATGCCAACATCTTGTAAGAATTCGAAGTCTGCGTCTGACATTAGTCTAGCAGTGCAAACCATAACGTAGTCACCTGCCTTTTGGCGGCGTCTAACTTGTGTTGCTAATGGTAAAACCTTATCAGCAAAAATCTTTTCAGCAGTAGCGTTTTCGACCCATTTGGCAAGGTTTAATGTTCCATCTGACAAAGTAGCTTGACGATGTGAGCTGTCAATGATGGTTCCGTCTAGGTCAAAGATTGTGATATTTTTGATAGTCATTTATTTATTCCTTTAATGTTTCTTTCTATATATATAATATAAGCATTGTTGCCGCATAAATCAAGGGATAAAGTGAAAATAGTTTCCAATGAAATCAATGAGTTGTCATTTTTATTTATCAATGTTTTCAATGGGTTAGCCGCAAGCGGCCGGCGGTAGTCTAGGGTAATAATGTTGCGTAGGGGGGCGGTTATGACGACATTATGTTGCGCCACCCTGTAGCGCACCTCTACACGGCCTCGAACTGGGAAATTTCGAAAAACAGGGTTAGTTCTTGACAACCCTTAAAGGGAAGACTACAATAGACTTAAGTTTGAATTGTATTAACCACTCGTTTTAAAATTTTTTTATTAGGATTTTTTCTTGAATTTCATGTGTCAAATATTTGGACATAATTACTCTTTAACTAGTGCCTTTGGTAATTATGCTTTTTGTAGTAAGTGTGGCTCTACTTTAGTTATTAAAGAGCCTTACGACTTGAGCATTGGCGAAAGACGTTATAAACACGGTGTTTTAATGGAAATGACAGAGCTTGGTTTAGAAAAAGTTATTTACGACGAAATACCTACTAGTGACATCATTGGAGAGTACTCTGTTGAAGCTAGAGACCCACATGAATAGAGTTAAGCACTACTGGTTGTGGTTTCGTAAGTTACAAAAACAATACAATGCACTAACAGCCTTAATGTATTTTTTATACAATGCTAAACACTATAACTTAGATGGAAGTTACAGATGAAAGATTACGAAACCGAAAAGCGTTTTAGAAAAGTAGATAAGTTTGGCACACAAATATTAATTGGGTTTGTATTTACTATTAGTTTACTTATAGGATTAAATGTAGCGTTTGCCGAAACTGTAATGAGAGCAAAACCTATTCAATGTGGTCCTAAAGCATCTTTGCTTCAAATGATTGAAGAGGCAGGAGAAGAAGCCTTAGTAGGAGGGGTCGGTGAGATTTTGTTTGAAGACGGACAAAAAAGCCAACTTGCTGTTACATTCTTTGCTAATCCTATTAAAGGTACATGGACAATAGTTGAATTTCATAATCCGCAAGAGGCGTGTGTGGTTGCTTATGGAGGTAGTTTAACTTTTGATGTACATAAATACTTTAAGAAAAAAGAAGAACTATAAATGGCAGAAAAATTTAAATATGGGCCTTTAGTATATAATCATTTTGGAGAAGATGACGACTCTGGCAATTTTTGGTGGGCAGGCAACGCTCCGGTTGCATACGAAGAAGAATCAGGGCCTTATCGTATTCCAGTAGACGTAGAAGGTAGTCAGTGTTTACCCGGCAACTGCATTTTACACCCAAATTGTCGTATTGAAGACTGGGAATCTTTTGAATTATTTCCTGTTCCCTCATTAGTCTGGTGTAGATCATGGTTTGAGGATAACTTTCTGATTATTGAAGACTATACTGTGTGTAGGTATATTTTGCGCTGGTGTGATTATAATTATACAAATGGGCATAATGCAGAATTTATCAATTGGAAAAAAGAAAAATCAATAAAAGAAATGGTAGCTGACATATGGCCAGACGTACAGACATAATTGAAGCTTTAGTAGGTCACTTAGGCACGAATACTGATGTACATGCTAATAATGTGCATCGTACCTACAAGTATATGCACGACCTCAATGACTTTCCAGCTATTACTTTCATCCCGAACAGAGAAGATCGAGATCACTTTGGAGATGGTCAAGTGCACGGCATTTTAGCTGTCCAACTCCGTTGCTACGTATATGACGGAGACACCGCTGATATTGCAGATGAGTGTGAAAGACTTGCAGATCAAATTGAAGCGGCAGTTGACACCTTTTCCGCAACTAATCGAGCGTTAGAGGTAGAAGAGGCACGCGTTGTATCTCTTCGTACAGATGATGGGCTTATGACACCTTATGGAGTAGCTGATTTACAAATTTCTATTTTATATAGACTGGAGGATATTTACTAATGGCTAACAACACAACAATAACAACAACAGTTGATGCGCTAAACCGCAGCTTAGAGGCTCCGCCTCTTGACCCGGTTATGCTTGCGCTCGCTAACGATTACTTATCCGGCAAGGCGATAGATGAATTAGCTGATGAGTATGGGATCTCCGAGGATCGAGTTACCTCGGTGATTGAAAAGAAAGAGGTGAAGAACTACATTGATTCAGTTTTCGCCACGCAAGGATATCTTAATCGAATTAAGCGCATCAATTTAATCAACTCAGTCATCGATCAAAAAATACAAGAAGCTGTGGAAACAGGCATTTACTCTAAAAAAGATCTTCTCGATTGGATGAAGCATCTACAAGAAGTGGAAGTCTCACTCAAGCCTAAAACACAAGGTCCTCAAGTTGCCGTACAGATTAATAACTACGACAAGCTTATGCGGGATCTCATGGAATGAGCAAGCGTGGATCTAGAGTGGAAGATATTTATGATCCTACTCTTGACTGGGATTGCTCTCCTCCCGTGGATGCTGAGGATCAATCTCATCCCTCTATGTGGATAAAAGAATTCGTCGACCTTCACGTTGGACATGAAACAATGAGATTATCGTGGGTCGAAAGACAAAAAAATTTGCGAGCGCTTCGCGCTCGGTTAATGAACGATGGATGACACCCCCCGCGTGGACAATAGTTGTTGTGAGCTTATTGGTATCTGCTTGCAACCCCGTTATAAGTGGAGCTAGTTTGCTACATAGCATATCGGAAAATAACACAGTTAGTACAGTAGTCAGTGTTATACAAACGTTTACCGTGCCAACGCAAGAAAAGATGCCAGCCAAAAAGTCAAGATCTGCAATTATGGAAGATTTACGCAAAGCCTTATGAACTACCTTGCTCTAGCTAATTTTTTATATAATCGTGCTGATATTGTTTGTTGGCCGCCCTATGCTTCTGGAAATGCTTTAATGAAGTGCTTAACAGTTCATGATGCATATATCTATAATCCAGACTGGAATATGTGGGGTCCTTTAGAATACATATTACAACCACCAGCAACTTTTACAGAATCAGAATTTAAATCTCATTATGCTGATATATTTGGAGAAGTATGGTTAGACTTAGACCAGCCTATCCCTAATCAACTAGCTGACGCACTTAAACGTAAAGGCATTACTGACTCTGAAGAAACATGGATCTATAAACTTACAAAAGAAGATAAACGTATGGTCTTCGGTCCGATGCACCATATTTCTTCAAAGCAAATGTTAGACCTCACTACAAGACCTATTGTTCAATTAATTCCTAGAGACTATTCATTGATGAGTTCAAGACCAGATTTGGAAAATGCGCATCATAAGTCTAACAAAGATTGGTTACGAAGTAAAAGCAAGAAATGGAAAGAACATTTTGAGTGTATCAACCACCCTCAAATACTAAATATCTATACTGAAGATTTTTTCTATTCTACATTTGAGGTTTTTATGAGAGAATATACAAAGTTAAGAAAACATTTTGATTTAGAAGATAGGTCAGAACAAGTTTGGGCTTTTGTTTTGTACTATCAAGACAGAGTTAATAAAACTAAACCTGCTAGGTAGGCACCATAAGGAGATATAATGAGTAAACAACCCCGCGATGATGGCAACGATCCAATTCCTGTACTAGGATTACGACCTAATCGAGGACTTCAGGTTCCTTATACTGCTTCATCTAATACTTCTCCAGCTATTTCGTCTTCTGTACGAGTAGTAACACTATACGCTACTACAGATTGTTTTATTGAAACAGGTGCCTCTTCTGTAGCAGCTACGACAACCACTTCACACTTTCTACCTGCTTCTATACCTTTTGACATTTCTCTTGGAGCTGAGACAGATCCTGCAGATAATGATAAATATGTAGCTGTAATTCAGTCTGCAAGCGCTGGGACGCTTTACATCTCTGAGAGAGAATAATGCCTTTAGGAGTTAGTCGTCTAGTTCTAGCTACTTCAGCAATTCGTCGAGTATTTGGCGATGTGATCACTGATCTAGACTTTATTATAACTCAAGACGGACGCATCTTAGCAGACCAAAATCTAAGGTTTATCGCAGTTGAGCAGTCTGATAAAATTACAGACACCATTGCTTCTCTCGGTCTTGATCCGATTATTACTCAAGACGGTAGATTCTTCGCACTCAACCAGAATCCAAATCAAATATTGTTATTAGAGCAAGATATTGAAACATCTGGTGATAGCTTTATAAGTCAAGACGGACGAGCACTTCAAACTCAAAATAATCGTACAATTTTAACCCAACGTGAGAGTTAATCATTTTTCATTTTGACAGTCTAACAGTGTTGTGCGACAATACATGAAATATGTTCTCTTAGGGCAAAAGGAATTTAAATGGCAAACGTAAAAATTACCGATCTCACAGAACTTGCGGCAGGTGATCTCGCTACAAATGATGTGTTACCGATCGTTGATATCAATAATGATTCTACTAAAAAAGTTACAATCGCATCACTGACTGGTTTGTCAGATGCGAATGATTTTGTCACCTATACTCAATTAAATTCTAATATAAACGTTGTATCTGGTAACGTAGACGCTGTTGAAGCCAACGTTATATCAATAGTAGACACTGGCGGGCATACAGTTACTTTTTCTGGAAACGTAATTCCTTCAGCTGATGGTGTGTACGATCTAGGCTCTGCTTCTAATAAATGGAAAGACCTTCACTTAACAGGATCATCAATTAAACTTGGTGGAATTACTATATCTGCTTTAGGCAATGAAGGCATTACAATCACAGGCACATCTGGTGAACAGGCTAATGTTGTTACTCCTCAACTTGGTGGAGCTGCTAACGTATCTGCTAATATTGCTACACTAGAAGCAAATGTTGCTAGCACTGATATTCGTTTAGGCGCGAATATTACTCTCCTCACTGATGCAGATACAGCAGCAGAAACTCGTCTAAATGCAAATCTTGATATAGTACAAGATAACGTAGCTGCTATCTCTGTTACTCTAGGAATACGTGGAGATGGTGGTACAAATGATGATGTAACGGTAGGTACCGAAGAACTTGTATTTTTAGGCGACACAGGAATTACTACCACAGTTTCTTCTAACACAGTTACAATTGATTTAGATGATACAGCTGTTACTGCAGGACTATATGGTGGCGTATCTGGTGGAGTTACTAATGTAGCAGCAGTCACGATTGATGCTACAGGACGTATTACTAATGCGGCTAATATTTCTGTTGTAACAAATTTAGACACTCTTCAAGATAATATTAATGTTTTAGACGGTAATGCTGATGCTATCGCTACTGACGTAACAGCTTTAGAAGCTAGGCGTGTAGCTAACATTGCTGGTGCAATTTCTACAGTACTTACTAGTGATTTAACAGCTTCTAGAGCTTTATCTTCTGATGGTTCGGGCAAAATCGCAGTTGCAACTACTACGTTAGCAGAATTAAACCATGTAAGCGGTGTTACCGCAGCTGTTCAAACTCAGTTAGATGCAGTTGAGGCAAGACGTGCGGCTAATAATATCACCACTACATTTACTGATGATGTTATCGTCACAGGTAACTTAACAATCAATGGTGATACAACAACCATCAACACTACTAACATGGATGTTGATGATACCTTGATTATGTTGGCAAACGGAACCTCTGGCTCACCAGCAAATGATATTGGCATCTTATTTAATCGTGGAAATCAGGGTAACGCGGCATTTTTCTACGATGAATCAGCCAATACATTTAAACTTAGTGACACTAAAGATCCTAAATCTAACACATCACTCTCTCCTGTTACTGCTTCTAACCTAAGTGTAGGCATAGTAGACGCAGCTACTCTTAAATATGATGGATTATCTGTACACACTTCTATCGCAGACAATGCTTCAGTCGCGTCAGCGGCATCTACAGCAGTCGAAGCACGTCGAGTAGCTAATATAGCTGGGGCAATATCTACTGTACTTACAGGTGACTTAACAGCTGATAGAGTTATGATTACTAACGGTTCTGGCAAGATAGCCGCATCGAGCGGAGTTACCCCAACAGAACTTGGATATCTTGATGGTCTCACCTTAGGAACGGTAGCTGCATCTAAAGCTGTAACAGCAGATTCCAACGGAGACGTTAATTTTATTCGTGAAGTAGATATTGATGGTAATGTGGTAATTGGTACTAACGCTTCTAATACTGTTACTATAGTAGGAGTCCTAGACTGTGGAGCATTCTCATAATTAATTTGACCACTGGTTAAAAGTATGATAGAAAGGTAGA